TTTATCCTTATAAACTTAAAATTGCAACATAATTGTAAACAGCATCAGCTTTTGTAGCAGAACCACCTGTTGAAGATACATAACCAGTTTCATATCTAATAGCAGATGTTGTTTGTGATATTGTTGATAAGCTCATAATAGGAGTATTAACACCACTATCTGCACTAGTTCTAACACATGAATAATTGGCATCAGGCAAAGCATTAGTAAAATTTACCGTGTAATCACCTGTACCGTTATCGGTAATACTAGAAACATTGTAAGAACTACGAATAGCTACTGTTCCTGTACCGTTAAAGTTTACCCAAGCCTTTGCAGAGCCTTGAATACAGTTCGTTGCAGAAGTGCTATTAGTGCCGTCTGAAAGGGTTGTTATTACGAGTGTGCCAGCCATGATTTATCCTTATGAACTGAAGATAGAAACGCAAACGGCAGCGTTATCAACCAAACTACCTGAACCTCGGTCAACAACACCAACTCTTATAGCCGTTGTTGTTGGGGCTGTTATATTATATTGAATTGCAAAGTTGCCTTGCGTACCAAATACAAAATTATAATTAGCATTAGGCATAGCAGTAGTGAAATTTACTGTGTAATCACCAGTGCCATTATCGGTAATGCTAGACACATTAAATGAACCGTTAATAGCTACTGTGCCAGTTCCGTTAAAGTTTACCCATGCTTTAGCAATACCAGTCATTCCGTTCTGTGTTGCAAGAACTCCACTAGGTGCATTTAAAGTAGAAATACCACTTAATGTAGTGACATTTAAAGTGCCAGCCATAATTTATCCTTTTTAGACGATGACCCAAGTTGAACCAGTTGGGATAGACACGGTTACGCCGGTGTCGATTGTGATTGGCCCAGCAGACATTGCATTACGACCTGTGGTGATTGTATAGTCAGCCGTTACAGTTTGTTGATTTTCAAAGAAAATCTGGTTAGTACCACCGCCCGTAGCCCCGCCACCAATATCTGACCATAACTGCGCTGTATAAGTACCTACAACCGTAGCATTACCACCTGGGTTTGACGCCATAGTGTAGCTAAACGAAGTAGCGTTAATGTAGGTAATGTTGTATGAACCGTTATACGCAGCAGGCGTTGCGCCTGTAACGGTGATATAAGCGCCCGTAGATAGCCCATGAGGACTAGATGTAGTTAAGATAGCCGTAAAAGAACCTGACAATTGAAGCGTAGAAATAGTCTGACCAGCTACAGCGGCATTACCTTCATATTGGTCAGTTGTGGTGTTGTAGCGGATCATGCCATCTACAGGGGTTGTAGAACGATTAGCCGTTGGCCCAGCAGGAATTTGCATCTGTGTGACGCCGTTAAAAGTAACGGTGCCAGTTGCGGTTAAATCGGTAAATACGGCAGTTCCAGGGGCAATATTGCCAATCGTAACGCCGTTAATGCTACCGCCAGTAATGATGACGTTGCTAAAGTTAATACCTAAATTGATATTGTCTACAGTCCAAATTAAAGCATCTGCACTGTCCCTTAGTATAAATTTATACGCATTGGCAGGTAAAAGCCAAAGATTGCACTCACCCCTAGAATCTAAAATAATAGGGTTAGTATTACTAACATTACCAGTAGAATCTTGATACGTAGCTAGCGGCGTAGAAGTACCCGCAGCGTATGTATAAACTTTACCCCCTACTAATGGTACGCCAGCAGCAGTAAAAAACTGCTGTTTGGGGGATGGGGTTAAAAATGTTGTCATAAATTACCTCGTAACTTTTGCGCTAGTGTATCAGAAGGATGGGCATAAAAAAGCATATTTAGTCAGCAGACGGTGGGCCAAGTTGCAGATCTGTTAAAGAAATAGCATTTCTGCCCGACCCGGTTAATGTGTATAAATTAAAGAAAAAACGATACCATTCATTAGAAATTAATCCAGTAGCGGGGTCTATTAAAGGAACCCGAGGTGCGGGGATCGTCGTTAAAGTATTAGGCATTTGTACCACTCAGTATTAGTTCGGCGCCCATAATGACTATCTTATTTGGGTCTGTGCCTGAGATTTCATATACACGGTCACGCAGTTTAAGCGTCATACCAAGACGACGCCAAATAGCCCGGCGGTAATACTCACCTATTTTGCCAACAGAAACCCAATGTTCGTTTGACCAAGTATGGCCGCCGTCATCTGACCAGCGAAGCATTACTTGTGGATTCTGCGCTTGCCCAGTGTCTGTACCAACGCCTGATTCGCAGTCAAGCTGTAATGAGTGCTGCGCCGTACGTTTTAGGTTGTTAGTGCCTGTGGGAAGCGCTCTCCAAGAACGGAGCCATTTTTGCACTGCACCATTATCATCGTAGACGTTTAAGTCAAAAGCATAGATGTTACCGTTTAGATAATCGCCAACAACGGTCTGGCTTTCAAAATTCATTTGGCAATTTGAACGATGGCGGGTAAAAAAGCCATCTTCAAAACCCGCACGTTCATGCCAAGCGCCTGTAGCTACATCAAACACCCAGGTTTTATTGACTGTAGGAAATATCAGCACGTAGAAAGCATGGCCTTCTTGCTGGTAAGTGTAGGCAAGCGCGTTAGACACGTCGCCGTAGCTTTGAATGGCAAATTCAACAGCGTGGGTAGATACCCGTTTGCCTCGATAGCCTTCACCCCGGTAAACAATACCGTAACCACGGGGGTCGCTACCAAGCCAAAACAGCGTGTTATCGAGTTTTGCTACTGAGTAAGGGGCTATGCACCCTAACTCGTTAAAAGCGCCTTGGATGCGCGCAAAAGGGAAATTAGCGGTGCCTGCGTTGTACCAGACTTCAATGGTGTCTGTACCAAACACCCAAAGCTCGCGTTGATCTACGTTAATAGCTTGAACTAAGTCGGGCGCGCCTTCAGCACTAGCAAACGCCAAAGGCTCAATTATTGAGCCGTCAAATATCTCCGTAACCCATAGCTTTTGGCTGTTTGGCTCATTAAACACAAAATAACCGTCTAAATAACCTACCGTTACTGCGCCAGGAAAGTCTGGGTCAGTAATTTGCACAAACGTATTGGCAACCTCGTCGTAGATAAACCCGTCAGGATTACAAGCAAAAAACAGTTGAGTGCCGTTATCTGCAATGGATACTGGGCCAGACCCCGTTACGTTACCTATCTTTGCAGCTTGATAACTAGCATCAATTTTAAAGACTTCATTACCAGATACAACGTAGGCGTCTGAGCCGTTAGTTTGATGCGACCATAGGGCGCGGATTGGGCCTCTGCCAATAGTGGCGAGCTTACGCAATCCTGGCGTTCTGTTTAAAAAGCCGTTTTCCTTACCGGCATCAGGCGTAGCTTCTGGAAACAAATTTATCATTACGTTGTCCGCAGCATTAATGCTACGGGCTACGTAGGATTGACCAAGAATGTGTGACTTCACTAGAAGTTACCTGCGTAAATATTGAAGCGCTGGCGGGTCGCCACTAGGCTGTACGGCAGAGCCATAATGTCGTCTGGGTTGTTAATGCGCTTCAGATTGCGTTTAGAGGTCATAGCGACGCGCAAAACCTGTGGGCTAGGCTCAACCCCAAACTCAGCCGCAAGCTCGCAGGCAAGGCTGTATTTAAACGCCCGTAGGTAGCCCAAAGGCATAGTGATGTCGGTAGCCAAGGTAGGCACGGACATTAGTGGCTCAACCGACACAAAATGGAACTCTAACGGTTTTGTAGGTACGGGGTACACGTATATCTCAATGTCAGGGTAAGTCATATTGACCCACATGACTTGCGGATAGGTTGAAGTGACCGTTTTAACGGCAATACCGTTGTATTGTTGTTGGTTAATCAGCTTAATGCCATACGAGATGTTATTGGCTGGGTCACGGAAATAGGTAGAATCATCTACCAAAACAGGGCGTTGACCAACAAACGTTCCCGTAGGGCCAAGGGTGTTAGATATTTGGTTAGGTAACCAAGTCTTAACCTGGTCTTGGGTAGAGAACACCGACAAACGCTCGGTATTCCACGAATCAATCATTTGGTTTAAAACGCTTAAAGCGTCTTGTGACGTAGCGGCAGAGGGTGTTTCGCTCTCGGCTAACACACCTAGTAAGCGCAAAGCGCCGTTGATTTGTTCGTTAGCCGTGGTCATAGCTACCCCTTAATTAAGCAGATTTACGTCGTGTCTTTGGTTTTAGCGTGTTTACTTCTTCTTCTTCTTCGACAGCGACTGATTCTTCAACCGCAATTTCGACCACTTCAACTACGGGAGTTGGCGTGTCAATAGTATAGCGTGTCCAGCCGTTTTGTTCATCAAATTCGGCTTCTTGTTCCATTGTGGCAATTTTGTTGCCGTGGTCAGGGTGTTCTAAATAGATGAGTGGCATATTTTTCTTTAGTTAGATAGGGGCCGAAGCCCCTATGTATTACACAACTGTAAAGTTCACACGATAAACAGGAAATGTCACAGTATTAGCAAGCGTACCAGTTGCGGCAGCACGAATACGTAAACGATCGCCAGCGGCTACAACTAAATTAGCTGCAGTGCCATTTAAAGTTAACGTACGCGCAGCATTAGCTGCTAACGCAGTTCCACCTGTAACTTTGGTAGTATTAGCATCGGTTGCGGCTAGCATTACAGCCGAACCAGAACCAGTTAGACCTAAGTTGGTGATGGAAAAAGTGATGAAGTTTGTGTCACTAGTTGTAAGCGCGTCTGTACCAGAAAACACAGCGGATGTCAGTGTACCTGCTGCGGGAGCAATTACAAAAACATCACTATTGCCAGTAGTAGCAATAGTTGCGCCTTGTTGCGATGCAGTAGAACCGTTAGCAATATTAGATAGAATTTTTGATGTGCTATCAATAATTGCGCCTGTAATCGTAGTGCCAGAAGTTAATTCAGGGTCGCTAAAAGCAACCCCTACAGGTTTGGTATTAGGCATAATTTTTCCTTAAAAAGAAACCTGCCCCGAAGGGCAGGATATTACATTAAACGATTAAGCAATACGATACGCAGTCCAAGAACCTTCGCCTGTTTTACGAGCGCGGAACTGTGCTGAAGTAGCTTCAGCTACGATTGGATTGCCAACAATTGTCCAACCTGTACCAACTGTCAACGTAACGTCGTCAGTTGAAGCATCTGCGTTGATAACGATAAAATCAAACGCAGCATTTACTTTGTCTGCGCTAGAAACATCGGCTTCAAGCAAAGCTACAGTTGGCAGAACTAAGTTGCCAGCCGTACCGTTAAACACAAACAAACCGTTTACTAATTGAGCTGCGGTTGCTGTTGCGCCAGCAGCTAATGCTGTTGGAGCTGCTTGTACAATTAAAAGCGGCTCATCAACGTTACCAGCACCTAATTGATAACCACCTGCACCATTTGGTAATGCCATAATAATTCTCCTAAATAAATTTGAAAGCCCCCGCTTGCGCGGGAGCATTTAGATTAGCCAAAAATACGGCAGGCCATCTGTGGACGGATTGTGCTAAAGCCATAAAGAACGTCAATACGGCAAGGCAAACGGTCGTTGTTGATGTCATATTGGCGAACAATACGCATCGAAATACCGTTGTGAACTTGACGTGAAGCCATGTCTACGCCTTGTGGCATCAACAAGTCAGCAGTCGCAAAAGTGATCGCATCTTTGTGGTATACCAAGTTCTGAGCGTATTGACCTTGAGCGTTACCCAACATTGTTACTACAGCAGAAGCCGCAGGCAATGCAGATACAGTAGCCAAGGCTTGAGTAGCTGAGAATAGCGCTGGGCTAATTGACAAAGTAGCTGTTGAAGTACCAGTTGCAGCAGCAGTTACAGTGAACTGTTGCAGTGAACCAGTTGATTCGCGAGTCTGTGGGTTAACAGCAAATACGCCAGCGATAGTAAACACGTCGCCGACGTTCCAAGTGCTACCAGTACCAGTAAAGCTAATTGGCAATGTGGCTTGACCTTCAGTTGTAACTGTTGAAGTTACAGTGATAGTTGTACCCCAGTTACCGTTGGTGTGTTGCTTAATGGACTGTGACATATTAATTTCTTCAAAGCCCAATACACCCATACCCATCATACCGTTCTTGAATTGACGGCTAATGGTGTCGGTTGGGTTAAACAGACCTTTCATGCCTTCAACTAAGCCAGCGTTCGCTGCTGGGTTAACAGTAGCGTAGCGTGGTGACATAACAGCAGCGTTCTCGTTCAGCTTTTGCTGGGCTTGTAACAGCACCAACGAAGTAGAAGGAGTTGTGCCAGGCGTACCGACCGAGTTAAAAATTGCTTTATATGCGTTAGCTACGTCAGCGTCGATAGAAGAAGCCAATTGCGAAATACGTGGTTTTAGAACACGCTCTGCAAAGTCATCTAACTGCATGGTCATTTCAGCAGAGGTGAAGTTTACGCCGATGTGCTTTTGGCTAGCAACGGCTAAAGTTGTGAACTGCTCGTTGTCTGCTTGAACTTGCAAGGCAGCACCGTCAGTTACCAAAGTGCGATCTGGTAGACGGATACGGAGAGTAGAACCGATTTTTGCGCCTTCAACAGCGAAAGAATCGTCATACTGGCGATTTACGTTACGTGTGAGTACAAGGTTGTTCTCGAGGATTTCGAGCGCTTTTCTTGTAATCATGTCGATGGTTAAGATCGAATTTGACATATTAAGTCCTTAAAATAGTTAGCGGTTTCGTTGCGCTTCGTACTTTTTGATCTGGCGTTGGCGTTCTGCTTCAATCCATTCTGACGTACTCATGCTTTTCAGCGATCGTGGGTCAGTTGTATCGTACGCAGGCGATCCACTGCTGGATCTCGCCGTCACCGGAGCAATAGGCGCCGGAGCATTTGTAGTCTTTTTTACAACTGGGTTATCAGCTAATTTAGCCTCAATTTTCCCTAATTCTTTGGCTTGTTGGAGAGGTGATAAACGAGAAATACGCTCTGCTTCTTTCGGATTAGACCCTAGGTAATAAGCCATATCGGGGCCAACTTCGGAAGACTGAATCGTTTGAGCCATTGCGTCAGTAATTGGAAGTTTAGGGTTGTAGGCGACTTGTTCAAAGTCATCGTACTTATTCCTAGCTTCTTCTTCTCTGTCGTGAAATGCCTCAAGAGTTTCGGACTGCAACCTAGCTTGTTCACGCCTAGCAAGCAATTCTTCTGCCTTACGTTCTGCTAAAACCTCGGCATATTCGTCAGGTGAAGCAAACTGCTCAATCGGCGGGATTTCTACTGGGGTTTTAAGCTGCTTTTCAGCGGCTTTAGCAACCTGTTCTCTTTCCCACTTACGTTGTTCTCTAGCAAGTCTTTTACCAATAGCGGCATCAAGTTCTTCTTGTGAGAAGGTCTTAGGTGCTTCTGCTGCTGGTTCTACTGCTTCCGGCGCTAATTCTTCAGTTTCAGGTGCAGCCGTTGCCACCTGCTCTGGCGCGGATACTTCCGCTGGCACTACTTCTTGACTTTCGTCCATTTCGATGTTTCCTTAGAAACCCTGGTGTGTCGCACCAGTACGATTTAATCCTTATACGCTAATAGATGCAACTTTTTCAATTTTAGCTTGAAACGCAGCTATCCTTGCGTCTAAAGCAGCTTGGTCTGCGGTCAACTTACTTTGTGTTTGTTTTAAAGCATTTTGCGCAGTTTGTAAAGAAACTTCTGCGTCAGCAACTGCTTTTTTGTGTGCTTGAACTGCTTTTTCTAGCGCTGCGGCGTCTTTTTCATATTGACCTTGACGAGCATTTAGCTCTATTTCGCGTGCGTCTAAAGTTTTTTTAAGCTCTTTAGCTTTGTCGTTAACGTTTTTAGCAGAAGTTAAATTGTCATCTGCTTCAATTTTACGGGCTTGAGCATAAATTTCAGCTTCTGTACGTAGCCTATTAGCATCATCAACAGCAGATATCGCGCCCTGGCGTTTAGCCAATTCGTCACGTAATGCGGCCATCTGACCAAGGTCTTTTAAAAATTGAGTAGATAAATAGTCTATTAATTTGCTAGAGTCAATACCGCCAGAGCCGTTAGAGAGATCCATGTCTGTTCCTTACGCGTAATAGCTAATGTTAAGTTCGGCGGTACCGCCGTTTTGAATAAATTGAATTTTACTCAAATCGCCATCATACTGCAAAGTAACGCCAGCGGCCAAAGGCATACCAATTGAAGCGGTAGGCGCAATGCCGTCATCGCGCCAACGAACGGCGGCAGTTAAAGGCGTAATTAAGGCAAACGTGGGCTTTTGGTTAAGGCCTTGTAAGTCACGTTGCGGTACAGTAAGCGCTGCCGCAGCAGTCAAACTAGTGATTTGTTGATAGCCAAGGCAAGTGGTTATCGCTTTTAAATTCATAGACATTTAACATCTCCCTCGTTCCGTGAATGACCGGAGTTTTACATAAAGTTGTTCAGCAGCCTCAATAATACCCCCAAAAAATCCGCCTGCAAAGAATTTTCCGTTAAAAAAGTTACCCATAGTGATTTTTATGCAAACATCAAGAAAAAGTTACATTTATTTGAAATGCGTTGTTTTGAAACGCATTGGCTTGGAAGGCAGTCTGAAACAATTAACTAATCCAATTAACTTGTTCGATTTGGTCGCAGATTGCTTTATCGTCATTATCTGTAGCTTGACTAACTAAAGCATTAATTCTTGTTTCTAAATCTGCGTTTAAGGCTCTGTAACTAGCACACTGGTCTTTAACAGATTGTGGTATTGGTTTACCGCCTGTTACCTCTCGCTCTACCATCCAAGCAATACCAGTATCTTCAATGGCTGTTTTACAAGCAGTTTTAGCCATTTCAAGTCGTTCTTGGGCTGTTTGGCTTACTGTCCTATGGTCGTAAGATTCAACTATTACACCATTTTCGTATCGTTCATATTTCATTAGACTACCCTCAATGCTATGGCTGGAATACCAGTTGTACCCGTTAAAGAAGTTTGAGCAGGATTAGGCAATGTAATTGAGCCATTGGCTGCAATGTATGCATAATTTGAAGTAATTCTTGCACTTTGACCAATGCTATAACTAGTAGCAGCACCAGTATTAGTTGTAAAGTAAATAGTTGGTGCGTTATCAGCAACAAAAGCAAGAAAATAAAAACCCACATTTAATGATTGACTAATAGTTATTTCTTTTTCTCCTATTGTTGCGGTAGATATTGTTCCGCAATCTAAAAGTAAAGAAGTTGGTACTCCATTAGCAGCATTGTAAATTCCAAGTCTTGCGCTTGTTCCAGCAAAAATGGTTACTTGTATTCCAATTCTTGTAAATGTAGTTTTTTTACGTACAAAAAAAGGAAGGTAATATATTTGATTTGCTACTACTGATGTTACAGTACCTTGGCTTATAGTTAAATAAGGAAAATAATAAAAATCATTTCTATAACCAATAGAACCTACACCAAGACCAGCAACATCGGATGCAAGGCAATCTGCGTTAGCGGATGCCGATACATCGTAAACAGGTACTAAATCTTCAGCTACAACTGTAGTAGAAGCAAGACTATTAATGTCTAATGCAATCGTACCGCTAGTTGTAATTGTGCCGCCTGATAGACCTGAACCAGCGGTAATTGAAGTGACACCACCACCACTTGAAATGGTTGTCCAAGTAGGTGTGTTTCCTGTACCTGCGGAAGTTAAGACTTGACCTGCTGTACCTTGTGAACCATCAAAACTAGTAGTTCCTGTAACGCTTAAATCAGTAAATGAACCAGCGGCTGGAGTGGCTGCTCCAATGGTGACATTATCCATTTCTCCAACAAAAGTAGGGGCAATTTCAACTGAATTAACACCTGTAGGTTTAATGTGTACGTGACCTGTACCCGTAGGGCTTATGTCTATTTGTGCGTTTGCACCATTTATGTTTGTAGCTACAGCAATAGTGACGTTATCGCCACCACCTGCACCCATGCTAATTTGGGCAGTTCCAGCCGAGTTTCTAAGTGCTAAACCAGCAGAATTGGTAGCTTGAACTATTGGGGTAGTAACGCTAGTAAGTGTTGCTGTACCACCAGTAATGGCTACAGCATTGGCGTTTTGTTCTGCCATCGTTCCTACGCCTGCTAGCGTATGGTTAGCGTTCCAAGCAGTTGCGCCTGTAGCGCTAAAAGTACCGTCGGCAGGAGTTGAATGATTGACAGTTATTGGCATTATGCTAAAAACCTTAATTTATAAAGCGTTGATAAATACAACTCAATAATTCCATCAATTAAGTTTTGTAACGGAGCGTCATCTTTGCTACACACTTCATATCGCATAGTTTCAAGCTCGGCGAGCTGATCTTCTAAAAACTCAAGGACGTTATTGGTCTTTTTGGCTGACGCTAACGCAATCGGGCCAATCAAACCTTTTCGTCCTTGGTATGCCTCGGCAAACGCGTCTGCCCGGTCAATAAT